TGTTTTGCTCTCCGAGCAGGTTTTCAGTCATGCTCCTTGTACCCTGTCGAAACCATTGCACCCCCTAGCTTATGGAGGTGAGGGGAGTCGAACCCCTGTCCAAAATATAGGTTGCACCACCTACATGGCTTTTACTGAGTCATCCATCAGGACTCGGAGTTACAAATACATTACCAGCTATAGTAGTTCCTGTGCCACCACTTAGTACATAATGTTCTACAAATGATGGAAATATTATTATATCACCATTGTGTAGTTCTGGTCTATAATCCATGTTGAAATACCCATCATACATGGCCATCTGAGACTCGACTCTGAACCTGTATGGATTTAAAAATACAGTTCTTGATACATCAACATCTTCATATATTATAAAACTCCACTGTGAATAACAATGGATATGTGGATCTTGAAAGTCTTGTGGTGTCTCGTATTTATTACGCCATATTTCTTCTATCTTTGCCTCGCCATACTTGACACCAAGAGTGTCTATATTCCTAGCTACAATCTCTGATATATGAGATATAGTCTCATGGCTTACCTGTTTATTTGTTCTCAAACTGGTTTTGAGTCTTGACCTAAATGTAGGTTCAAGACTCTCATCTATCACTTGTATCTTATCAAGCTCCACCTTGTCAATGAAAAATGGAACTGAGAAGAAATCATGCTTCATTCTTTTTAGGTTTCTCTTTTAAAACTTCTTTTCCTGTCTGTTTGGCAATAAATGCAGCAAGTTCTGGAGTCTCTTCCCACTCCCATATTTGATTATGTTGGGGATTTTTTTTCTCAATCGTGTGTGTGCGTTTTACCATCTTCAATCTCCTGTGTTAGTAGTTCGATTTCATGTTCGAGTCCAATGATTCTGAGTTCTGCGTCGCTGGCAGATCTCTCAAGGGCTCTTACTTTAGTACTTAAGTTTGCAATTTCTACTCCAAAAGCATCAATGTTCTGAAGTAGTAACTCATTACCAAAGGTTTGAGGATTTCCCTGTTCTGCATAGGCAGTATCTTCCACTTTGTCAATCTCTTTGAGGTAATCCTCTCGACTCATTCTGTTTTCTTTTGCCATTACTGATACTCCATGTAAATGTTTCCTGATATTGTAGTTCCCTCATTACCAGCGTTGACCATGTGCATGAGGAATGATGGGAATATTATTATGCTACCTGGCCCTAGATCAGGTTTATAATCTAAAGGAAAATCCTTTAAACAATTACCAAGTTGATTCTGAATCAATCCCATTGAAGGATTTAGAAAAGATGTCTTAGCATGTAAATCAACGTAGATTATAAAACTCCACTGACATCGTGGATGGATATGTGCATCTTGATAATGATGCTTGTCATATCTATTATACCATATATGCCCGAATTTGGGATTAGCTCCCAACAAATTTTCATCATATAAATTTTGATTTATGATGTTTGATAGATGTTCATATGCCTCATTTTCAAGAGGCAATTTCTTGGCGAAAGTAGATGGCACTCCAGCATCCCATGTGGGTTCTGTAACCATTTCTGGTATCTTTATCTTTTCTAAGTCAACCTTATCTTCAAAGATAGGTATAGCGAAAATTTCTTTCTTCATCTTGGCGGTAAAGGCACTGTCCTCATAGTTTTATATACGAGACTAGATCTTAGTCCACGATATGTTTCGTTTGGTGGATTACCATGATGTTCTATGTTTCCCTTGAACAATATTACTCTTCCTGGCGCAGGGTCTATTCCTTGCCATTCATCATCTAACTTATACATTAACTGTCCACCCCATGATGAATCCCACTCTTTATTCACATAATAACAGAAACTTATACCATTGTCACATTCACAATCTCTGTGAGGAGTTGTATTATGAATCCATTGTTGTCCATTGACTAGAATCTCTCCTAGTTCTACTTGGAAGGGTAGACTACTCATAACCGCAGTGTATATCATCTTGAAACAAGAGTCACTAGCGTGAGGAGATTTGGGAGGGAATATTTGTTGTTTCAATGCTCCCACTTCTTCCCAATCAGGGTCTGCTCCAATATCATGTCCGTCCTCTGGATACCCACTCGTATGGCCATAGAACCAACCATAACTGGTCATAATTGTGTCATGTACATGATGTATGAACCAGCCAGGAAATAAATTATCTACAACGTAGATTTCATCCTTGCTTAGATCATACTGTGACCAATCTAATCTATCTGTCCAACAATCAATGTGTATCATGGTTAGTAAAGCCAGTCTTGATATTCGCCTTCTATGTCCAGTTCAGCGAGTTTACTTTCTTCTAATTGTTGTCTTTGTTGTCTAATATCCTCATGTAGTCTTTCTGTTGGCGATGGTAGTCCCTGTTGGCCAGGCAACTCACCCTCTTTTTGTGCATCTACATCAATGATCTGAGGTGGCAATGGTTTAGGAGCATCTATTCGTCTGTAAGTAAATCCTTCACCTTCATGCAATTCTAGAGTTCTGATTGCATATTTCTCATGGCTGCAATCACAATATTTCTGGCCTAGTCCATCATAACAAGACCAATATGGGTAGTGTATCATAATGTTATTTTACTCTAATAATTGTTAGATGTCAACCCAGTTGAAGTCCTCTATCTGTGCAGCCTGTTGTAATGATTGTTTTCCTTTAGCATTTAGATATCCTATGGATTGTAAGTATCCCCAAGCTTGTCCTTCGTCTGTGTCTCTTAATGATCTTAATGTCTGTGATCCACTTATATAGTGGTTTATGATTGGTGTATTTTTTGCAATTATGGCGTTCATTTCTGACTCAGCAGTGGTTATTGCAGAATCATAAGTTCCGCAATCGCCTGGTATTGCACCAGCTGGAGGAGTTCCTGTATATCCTATAGCAGCACCTGTGGTAGAACCTACACTTATTATAACTCTCTGTCCTAAAGTTGCATGTGTAGTGGTGACATCCCCATCACCACCTCTAACTTGGATCGTAGGCCATGAGAAATCGCCAATGTAATACTCCACTCTACCAGCACCTACAGCAGGCTCTGGTTCAGATGTTATTTCACTCCACTGTGTAGTAATTTTTGGATCACCATTGTTTATCAATTCTAATTGATGTCCTTTACCTATGTTACCACCCTCCGCTATGCCTATTTCTACTGGGTCTATTGGATTCTTTGATGAATCAAATTCTATATCAGAAATGTCGCCAGGCCTGATTACCAAGAATGAACTTTGAATACCTGTAGCGACTGGAGCAGCACTCAGCGATGCAAAATAATATGTTGAAACAACTCCAACATGAAAGTTTCTACCTACCTCTGGATCTACACTTGATATTACTGGGTTACTTAGAGTGGCAAAATCAAAAACCACCTCTATCGCAGTTGTGATACCATTAGATTGAACATAACTGGTAATACCTACAGCAGTTCCAAATCCTGTAATAGTTGTGCCTGTTGGTATGAATCCATCACTGGTTCTATCTGAGTTATCATATATCTCATCGCCAATATTGAAATCTGTTATGAATCCTACTCTCTGATCTCCATATATCTTATTGTCAGAAGCAGTACAGAATCCACTAACTGCATAGTTATATGCAGCATAACTTGTAGTTCCTAACCCTGTCACTGATGGTGCAGTCTGAAATATAACTGGATTATCCAATGAATCTTTAATAAGATCTCCTGTCTTGATACCAGCAGAGGCAGTTGTAGTTGAAAATCCAGTCAACTCTGCAGCATCATCATCTAATATAATCAAGGCACCGCTGCCTGGGTTGGCATCAGCAGTATCAATAGTTAGAACAACGTTAGCACCATAGTCCCTGTTCTTAGGGTGTCTATAAAACTTTGCTCCGTAATATCCTAAGAATCGAAACGTGTTTGGATCTTTTTGTACTTCATATACTACTACCTCTTGTTTACTATTATTGTAAATATTCAGAGATTTTGCGTCTATCTGTATCCATTTCAAGTCACTTCTACAACCATGTGATACTCTGTCAAGGTATGCTTGTTGAACAGCCTTAATCTTTTCATTGATTGGAGGTATGTAAGGTTGGATCTTTGTATCTAACTTAATAATTAGTTCATCATACTCATCAATGATAGCATCTACAATCGCCAAAGATTCATTGATAGATGCTGCACTCTGAGCCTGTTGTTCTTTGTCCTCTCTTAGTCTTTTTGAAATATTAAATGGATTAGCAGCCACTATTCAATACCTCCTAACTTAACAAAATCCTCGCCAGGATAGTCAAACATATCATTTCCTTCGTATTCTGTGATTAGTGGTTTGAGATCTTTTCTCTCACCATATACTATGTAACTACAGCGAATAGTATGTGAATTGAAACCATGTGGATTTACTAAAATACTTGTTTTATCTTTCATTTTAGCAACAGCATAACATAAACTTTGATGAGATCCTATTGGAGTTAAGTGTGCTGTGATAGTATCCTCATCTACGAGATCGTTCCAATAATCAGGAAGTTCTATTTCATTAGTTCCCTGTAATATTCCCCTATAATATACACCTATCTCTGGGCCTTCTAGTGATACATGTCTCAGTCTCCACCCATCTTTACTTGGGTGTTTGATATCAAATGGTTTTGCAGGCAAGGCTCTGGCAGTCGCCAGTTGTCCATTTAACCAAGCACAGGAGATAACACCACCAACCTTTAAAGATCCACCAATATCTGTTCTTCCTGATATGAATACATTTTTATTAAATTGACAATTATCATTTGCAACATTCAAGGCATGTTTTGTACTGGTAGCAAATGTCTCTTCTGGTGCATATCTCTTGGTAGGAGCCCACGCTGTTCTCGGACTATAATAAAAGTTCTCGCTATAAAATTCTGATGTACCCGATCTAAAAAGAGAGAAACCATCAACCTGTAGAGATATTTGTTTTCCTTTTAATTTAGATGCAAATTGATGATCTAATTCTTGTTTCTTTCCTTCATTACATTGAAACTCAGGAGGGCCTATCATTGCTGATGCCTGTGCAATACCTCTGTTAGGAGTATTATTAAAGTAGGATGGGCCACTTACAGACAGTGTGCCAGGAATTCTTTCCCAAGATTCTTCCTCTACTAAGAAAGACATATCCTTTGTGCCAATCTGAGCAAAATCAGTTATATTTTGAAATCCTACTTGAAAACCCATTAGGCCATATCCTCAAAGAATTCCCTAATTCGGTTATTCAATACTGTCATTATCTTACCAGCATATCTAGCTCTTGGAGCAGTGTCCATAGTATCTAAGTTGATACTCGAAGCACCAAGAAAATCAGTAAACTGTCCTGCCATGGTTAGGTTTTGTCTTGTTAATACATTGCAATTAGTTGATTTCAGATTCATAATAGTACAATTATGAAAAATCTTATCACCTAATATTTTTACCTCTTCCTCAGCATCAAGAGTAATATTTCTTGCACGAAGTTCTATGTCTCCATTTTTACATTCAATCTTGATATTCCCATTTTTGGCCAGAATAATTTTTGACATTTCTTCTTCTGTGCTGTCCTCTCCGACAAACTCATAAGAACAATTATTTACAACTAACTTTTGAGTTCCGTTTTTATACCATGCTATGCCCTGTAAATTATCTGTAGTCACAGAATAGTCTACATACTCTCCTTTCAAATCCCCATCAGGTATCTTTATACCAGAAGCAACTCTGAAATTAGGATAGTTACCATAATATTCTTGGGTATCTTGTTGTTGTTTATCTAATTCAGCCATCAGTATCCTCCTCCATAGCCACCGCCACCGCTGGATCCTCCGCCCCCACTTGATCCACCAGACCCGCCACCACTAGGAGGAGTAGGAGGAGGAGTAGGAGGCTGTTGTTGAGGAGCTGGACTACTGGTTTCCGTAGTAGGAGTAGTTGTCTGCGTTGGTGTCGTAGTTGTTGGCGTAGTTGTTGTAGTTGAAGCAGTATCACTTGTGTTAGTTTCACTTGCATCAGTGGATTCGGAAACATTTGTCTGTTGAATTTGTGGGTCTGTTGTTGTGGATTGAGTGTAAGTTATTGGTGCTGACCTTCCTAAACTCTCTTCCTTTGTATTGTATATTATACTATGTGCTGTGGGTACATGTACAGCTCCTACCATCTTACGTCCTGTAGTTGGGTGAACGTGGAAAGGCCCGTAATATGGATTACCATTTACCCAACCAACTTGTGTCTTAGGTAAACTATAAACACAGTCTACCACATTTACTACAAGCATGCCAGGGCCTGGTCTTTCTCCAATATCTGCCACAAAGTCTGGGCTGTATGATACTACAGGTATTAGTCTTGCCCCGACTCCTGTTTTTGTATTTATTATGACTGGCGGAATCTTTTTATGTTTATCTTTACAGTTCATATTCTGAACTCCAACAACAGATCCAGCAGGGGTCAACAGGAGATCAAAACTACACTGTCCAACCATACCACTATCTCCAGAAGTATATCCAATTCCAGGCTTCTGTGGGATTAAAGTTGTTACTATACCAACCGCTTCGCTACCGATACCAGATACTCCTCTAGTTGTGAAGTTATATGTATCTGTCTTAGAAATTCCAACAAATTCATTATCATTTAAGTCTAAGAAAGATCCTACTGACATCTGTATATGATATTCAGTATTGAATTTTAAATCTTTTGCTGGATCAACCTTGATAATTCTATCTGACAAAAATGATATTCTCTTGTCTTGTATTGGTATGGTTTCATGTACCACATTACTAGCTGACTCAGTAATACTGAGACTACCAGTTCCCTTGACTATCGCCTCATTGAAAGTAATAGAAAGAGATGTAGCAGTCTGAACTCCAACAGCGTCATCAGAAGGGGTCGTAAATGTTATGAATGGATCTATGGTATCTAAGTTAGTTCCATCTGCACCTATTCCAGAAGTAACACCGATGCCAGGCCCCTCTGTAACAGGATACTTAGGAGGAACTACGTTAGTTGATGGGCAATATCCTTCTCCAGGCGATATCATGTAGACATCAACCACCGATCCATTTGAATCTATTACTGTTTGTGCTTTAGCTCCGCCTCCATTATGTGTTTTATCAATGATACTGACTATTGGAGGCACAGTGTATCCAAATCCTTTCTCTATTATCTGTAGTGTTAATATACTTCCGTCTATTGATGATACAATAGGAATCATTGCAGCAGTTTTAGTTCCATTGCCATATACTTCTACCTTTGGAGGTATACAATCTGGCCACACAAAACCAGGCGGAACACTATCTGATAGATCATCCTGATTCTTTGGATTATTTGTTGTGTCATTACAGTTGAATAATTCTGGAACTCCTCCGCCCAACAAACTTAGGAATGAGAATTTCTTTGGAGAAGTTAGTAAGTTGATATTAGCTAAACCTAAAGTTTGATCTGCAACTTCTAAAGAAGAGAGTAACTTGGAGTTGTCGATTACTGATTTGAAACTAATATCTGGTTTCTTTCTCATTCCTCCAGATTGTGTCCAATCTTTATACTCTTTACACTGTAGAGAATCACACTCTAAGAAAGACATCACAGTATCTGTATAACTGCTAACCTTGTCTAATAAACTTCCAATATCACCCACTGATCCTGTCAACCAATCCAATCCCTGTGTAATTGGTTCTAATCCTTTCTTGATACCATCATTGATTCCAGCCATCAATGCTCCTATAGCCTGTTCGATGGCACAAGCAGTTCCGTTCAAAGCATTTCCCACCATGTCTTTGAACATATCCTTTATCTCACCCAGAAGATCTCTTCCCAATTTATTGAAAACACAAAATATAATATCTGTTATCCTTTTGAACGCTGCAACTATTGGAGTTTTCTCTGCCTCCGTTACATACAATCCAATAAAGTCTCTATATCTCTTGGATAGAAATGCAGTTATCTTATCTCTTAGCACAGTGATGATTTTTTTCATCGCACCGTTAGCTAATTTAGTAGACCTCTCAATCTCCTTGTCTATATCTACAAGGAGATTCCTAGAAGTATCTACATACTGACCAGCATATTCTGTGAGTGAGTTAATTGTCTTTAGAAAACTTCCAACAGTATGTGTAACATCACTGAGAGCATCATTGTCACAACCGTTGGTCATGGTAACTGTTTCAGATGCACCTCTATTAGCAAAAGCACCCTCAACTTTTTGTGCTTTACTTACACCCTCTGTTGCTAATGCATCAACTTTCTTACCAGATGGAGTTTCTTTTTCTTTAAACTCACCAACTTTATTCTCTGCATTATTTGATGGTGTTGCACCACCTTCCTTATCCTCTTCCAGTGGTAAACTGGTAGGGCCTTCTACGCCTGCCTCTCTACCAGAGAGAACAGCAAATACATTCTCTCTTTCTACATCATCATTATATGATCCAGTGTTCTTGGGGCCTAGTGAGTTAACGTTTCTCGCTAAAGCACCGAAGATGACAGGTTGTTGTCCTTCTTCTCCATCTAAAAAGAATCCAAAGACAGTTTCTCCTCCCACCATTCTAGAACTGTTACCCATATTGGATTGACCAGCTCCAGATGTTGCATCTACAAGAACATGAGCCCACGGCAAATCATCATCGGATAATATGGTGTCATCAAATGGATGATATCCGATTATTCTAACTTTGCACCTAAATGCCCATCCAGCATCCGTATCAGTGGCTTCATTTCGCCAAACACTTGGGTTAGCTACTCTGCCGATCCACCATATGAATCCATCTCGGCCAACAAAGTTGGTCTTTAGTAGGGCACTGTCTAGCATTAGTCGTCATAAACCAAGCATTCTGGTTCGTCAGGGTGCATATCACAGAAAAGTTCTAGTGCATTAGGGTCATGATGATCTCCCGCTGCGATCTCTTCTTTGTGATGTTCTGCGTATGTTTCTAATTCCTCTAGTTCTACTTTAGCGTGTCTGCGTGCTGCAGGGCTTGATAGAGGATCTTCTGCTATTTTTCTGTCTTTTTCGATGTGTTGTTCTATACTTTCCATAGGTTCTCCTTATGTGAGTCCATACGAATCTCTGATGAGATTCAATGCAGTGACATTTTTTCCATCTGATATTTCAAAATGGTGTCTCAAGCTACGAATCAAATAATATCCACTTAGTTCTTGATCCAGATTTTTATTTTCTGTATCATTAGGCCCTGATTCAGGAACCTGAACTTTAATAATATCTCCAGCCCGTAGGTTTATGTTACATGGTACTGTTATATTTAGGGACTGTTGGAAGAGCAATGTATAGCGAGAGAACGCTTTTGCCATGTCAGAATCTGACCTACCAGACCCTTCTACGTTGTCATCTTGGTTAGTTTCTAGTGTTGGGGCTAACATACCCTTATCACCTATTCTTACCAAAACTCGTGAAGCCGCTTCACTGACATCCCCTGCTGGGATTGGAACGTCCTTACCCGCTACTTTTACTCCATCCTTATCTAATTCATCCTTCAGTCTATGAGGGATAGCTTTCGTACTCCAGTCTAACGGATTATAGAAATATGTCAAGTTAGAGTATAATCCGACCCTTAAATTTTTCTGTAGATTCGTAGATTTGTCTGTGTAATGATGAATTATTCGGAAATTATTCTCTGGTTTCTCTTCCGACTCTATGAAAGTAGAGAATGTATAAGTTTCCGCTACTCTTTCATCTTTCTTCTTTGTTTCTTTCTTTGAAGGAGCAATGTCACCTGTCTGTGATATTAAACCATCAACTGACTTGAACTTGAAACCATCATAAGTTTCATAGAAGAAAAATCCAGAAGTACCACCTACGCTACCTGTTTGTAGTGGTTGTGCTTTAGGGCATAACCAAGTCAAAATATAAAATGGCTTTCTGTTATTACCTATAAATTCATATGGCGTAATACTATCCTCTATCTCTGCTCTCTCCTCTAACTCCTCTTTCTTTATATTGAATATTTTTGGGTCTGTAAGAATGTCTCTGATATGAGAACTTATATTGGCTTTTGAATATTTCTTCTGACATCTAGTAGTCTCATTCATTAAGTTCTCTAAGGAAGTGCATTTCAAGGTAAATGTTTCTTGGCCTTCGTTCTTAGATACATCTAAGATGCTAGTAACATATAATGGATTATTAAACTTTCCTTCCTGATCACCAAATATTAAATCACCAAAGTCAGTTCCAATAGTCATATCCAATCTCTCATACCCTCTCACTGGCAATCTACTGAGTAAGTTAGTGGTGTCTGAGCAGTTTATATAAACCGAGTATGATGGAGATAATAAATCTTCAAAGTAATCAACAGTAATCACATTTTGAGAAATACTCTCAGCGCTGAGTTGTTCGTTATTTGGATCTCTTTTGTCGCCTGCAAACTGAATATCTTCATCTACAGTTAGATTTGCCTTTTTGACAATGATTTTATTAAGACTTGACATTACGAGGCCCCCAGTTCGTTAAACAGGAATGATGAAAATACCTCTGTATCAGAACTTCCAATAGGAATTATCTGTGCATCTGGTGTGGGTGCTGGTTGAGTGACTGGTTTAGAAGGCATCGGAGTTTGATTTTTTGATACGATCATAATATTATTTCCACCACCAGAGAAAGCTCCACCTTCAGCATACTCTGGATAGAAATCCATGTTGGTGTAAAAACCACCTTTTGAAAATGGCATCCACAATCCACCCGCTGCGAATCCACCACCTACAACTCGAACATTATAACCATGTTCTTTCCTATCAAGCCTTCTCGCTTGTTCTTTCTTCTCATATGTCGCTCTTGCAGCGTCACTTCTGTTGAGAATATCTATGTATTGTTTTAGTGGCATATTCACTGTACCATTTATAACATCAATGAAAGTCTTTTTCTCAAATCCTGGCACCTTCTTGATTTCCTCCATCAGTTGTTGTTGATGTTCTTCTAAATCTCGTATCGCAATGTCAGCTATTTGTTCTTGGAAAGTTTGAGTTTCTTCAAACGTAGTGTTCTCAAATTTTTTCATAACTTTAGTTGTTATTTCACTAGAATATCCATAATAACCATCCTCACCCATTATCTCTTTTTCTTTATATTTTTCAAACTCTTTACCTACCTTCTGTTTTACTTTGCTATTGTGGGTTTCTTTCGTTTTAGTTATCATCTTACTATTAGAAACAAGTAGCGATGGTGGAGATACTTCACCATATCGGTATCCTATTTTACCTGTAAATGGGATTAATTTTGGGCCTGTTTTTTTACCCTTTTCTGGAGTAAACTCACCGCCTGAATCAAAAAACTTTTTAGAATCTATTTTACCACCAGTAGAGAATCCCATATTCTTAGCTTCTCTCATCCTTCTACCAGTTAGACTAGGATCTTTTCTTGTAGCAGGGGTGTCAAATGGAACAATAAATGCACTACCAGCAGGGCCTCTACTGACATATTCTTTACCATGACCTATAAAGTCTACACCTTTACCATCTAATGATACTGGATATCCTGATTGAGGGCCCTCTATCCATCCACCTTCTGCCATTTCTGGAGTGACTTCACCTTTGACTTCCATACTACCAGTTTCTTGTTCAACTGTTGGTTCTGATTTCATATTCATCGCACCTTCTACATTCTCCTGTTCTGCTGGATTTTGAACCAACTCCGTAAATCTAGATTTTAGTCCATCCACCAATGAAGAAAATCTAGTAAGTTGTTCTTCTTTTATATCTCCTGTTAGCTCTTCTTTCTTCTCCTCTTCTGGTTCTTCTGATTCTTCTGATTTTACCTCCTGTTCTTCGTCTTTCTTTTCTTTTTCTTCGTCTCTAGCTTCCTTCTCTTTGCTCTCTTCTTCTTTCTTCTCGTCAGTCTTAACTTCCTTGAGTTGCTTTAAGTCTCCTTTACTTATCTCTTTACCTGTCTTTACAGTCTCTTCTACATTCTTGAGAGCTTCTGTCTTTTTTTGTTCTTCTTCTTTTATCTGTTGCTGTTGAACTTTTTCATCTCCAGCGAACTGATCATCAGTAGGTAAATCTTCAGCCTTTGTTTTATTTCCCTTAGAAAGTAACATAGGGAGCATCATCATGGCACCTACAGCACCCATGATCATCTTGCCGCCACCGCCACCACCTTTCTTTTTACCCTTAAATTTACTTAAAAAGTTTTCTGCTTTTTTAAATGCTGAATCGCCTGGAATATCTTTCCCTACTTTATTTGTACTACTATTCAGAAAACCAGCAAATTTCTTGATACTACTCTCAGCAGTATCAACAGCCTTCTGTGCTTTTTGATTAACTTTTAAAGTAGATATCGAAGTCTTCATAAGGCATCCACTATATTGAATACAGACTTAGCATGTAGAATGTGCATGTTCGCAGTATCAATAGCAAGTAATGATGGAATTTGGTTCTGTGGTTTAACAAACTCTCTGTCCATAACATCACTAGGTTTTTTTGCTGGAGCACCCTTCTTACCCCCACCTGATGCAGGGATTTCTAGTGGTATAATATTATCTCCACCACCGCCACCGCCGCCTGATGAACTGCCACCACCTTTTGCTGGTTTAGATATATCTCCAGCAACCTGTGTTGTTGCATCTTTTTTCTTAGTATCTGGTTTTATTGCCTCTGCCTGTGCAATATTATCATTTGCAAAACTAATTGGATCTTTATTAGCTTCACCTGGCTTTACAGTGTTTATACCTTTCTTTTTCCTACCTCCACCGCCACCTTTTTTAGGTGTTAATGCTTTTTTTACACCTCCAAGAAAATTACCAGCTTTTTCTTTGAGACCACCAATGGTGTTCTTTATATTATTGAATATTTGACCAGGCTTTGACTTTCCATCTTTACCATCTTTACCATCCTTAGCTTCTTCTGCGAAGTTTGGATCATTCATAACTTTTTCAACATTTTCCCTAGTTCCTTCCATAGTTGTTGTGCCTTCTGCTATGGGGATAAGTTCATTAATTTCATCCTGTAGGGCTTTTATTCTTCCTCGTAAGTCTTTCATCTTCGCCGCAATCTCTGGATCTTCAGGGTTATTACTGTGAGCTCTTTTTAAGTCATTCAGATCGTCTTTTAGATCTCTGTGTTCATCAAATGCCGCAACGATTCTTCTAGTGGTTGGTGAATCATTCCCTGATGTGATCTGGCCACGATCCATGCTAATTTTTAAATCGTGTACTTTCTTGTCACCGTCATTATCTGTAAATTTTTTAAATCTATAATCATCTGTAAATATACCTTTTTCAGTATCCGTGACACTCTGTTTTTCTTGGACTCCTAGTGATTTGAACCTCTTCACCCTCTTTGGTGTAAAATCCAAAATACTAGAAAACTTATCCAATATATTTTTGAATATGCCAGCATTACCCTTGTCTTTCTTTACTTTTGCCTCTTCCTGTTTCTTCTCTAACTTCTTCTTCTTTCTACCTCTAATGAAATCTATGCCTTTTTTGAGTAATGCTCCACCAGCTGCCACTGCTCCACCAGCGACTGCAACCTTGGCTACAGTTGGAAGTGCAAGTGCAGCCGCACCAGCGATAGCGACTCCTTTGATTAACTTACCAAATATACCTCCTCCACCACCTTTATCTTTACCCTTAGCTGATGCAAGTTTTTTTACAAACTTACTTGCCAACTCATTAGCCTTACCAATAAACTCTACAGACCCACCTAATTTCCCTCTCATTCCCTCAAGACTTGATCCGAATTGATTCAATGAATTCAATCCACCATCAAATATCTTACCTAGAAACTTGTTAGGGTCAAATGAATTTACCTTTTCTTCAATTTTATTAGATAACTTAGGTATCAGATTTTGAGCCTTCGACTCTACAATCTTATTGATCTTCCTGATTCCACCCTGTTTCAGATCTGATGCTATTGGTTTTATCTTAGAAACAGACTTTTGAAGAAACTTTGAACCCCCTACCTTAGCTCCTGATATTCCTTTTCTAGTAGCTCTGACTGCTTTTTTACCAGCCAATGCAGTCTTTTTGACAACCTTAGACTTAGACACACGTTTGGCTGCACCTTTGGCTGCCTTACCTAATGCTCCGATTGTAGATGAGAGTTTACCCATTTCGTGCCTGTGCTTCTCTTTGTCTTTGTTTTAGTTGTTCCTCTTCAATATGAAGTCTGAGTAGTCCAACATAGATGTCTCGTTCCCAAGGCGGCATGTTCTCTATCTCCCATAGGGAATATTTATGGAACTGCATGAGGGCGAAATTAATGCGAAAGTATGTCTCAAGATCAATATGAGACATACTTAGGCGAAAAAATCCGTTAGCCCCTCTAATACTATAGTGTTTTTCTTTTTAGTGTTTGGATTAACTACCTCTAGTGTATGTGTCAGTTTAGGCATGGTCTCAAAGAATTGTTCAATCTTTTGAAACTGTGCTGATGTCAATGATTCTACCCACTCTTTGAGTTCTTTCTTTGTACACTCAGATGCTGAAAACATATCCTTATCATTATAAACCATATCAATAGATGTCGCTATCATCTCAAATGATTTTTCTACAGCGTCCTCATCATCTTGACTGAAGTTAGTTTCTATGAACTGACTAAGAGATGGATACTTCATTTTTACAGAATAACCATCTGATAGTTCAATATCTGAACTATGTTCATCGTTGCTAGATACTTCAATATCATCAATAAGGACTGTGACAGGAACTTCTGTCTTGCCATCATCACCACATGTCACCATAAGTTCAATTGATTCACCGACAGATTTTCCACGAATATTCAAAAATAGATATTCAATATCAAAACTTGGTAGTTGATCGACTTTGATTCCCTTTGTTAAAACACATTCTTTTATAACTTGTTTAACAGCAGTGGTTATTTGTTTTTGATTTTCTGACTCTAGCGCAAGTATGAGAACTTTTTCTTCTCTTACCAAAAATGGCCTATACTTGATAGTTTTGCCATTGGATGGTAATTTCAATTCATACTCAGCAGTTGAAATTTTAGGTAAAGGCATAATAAGTAATTATTCGTTATTATTTAGAGGGTTAATTTGAAGCTTTATCTACAGTATTTTCAGACACATTCTCAGCGTTGACTACCTGTGAAAGACCCTTCTGTGGCACCGCTGGCGCAGGGGTTCCTTGATTGTTGACAATATAGTATCTGTCATATGCAAACTCAACAGTAACTTGTAATAGGTTTCCGCCTGCATAGTTGAGTGGTATGTCTTGTATTGATATAGGGAAGGCATTTATAAAGTTATAACTGATAGCATCAGGTTTAAACTCTTCTGGAAGACCATCCGCACCTAGATTTCTTTCAAACTTTGTGATTGATATATCTCTTTTATAGTCGTGAGGATATCTAAATCTATGGAAGGCAAATCTTTCATCATTATTTGGATATCCGCCAGGGTATCCCTGATTATGTTTGATTCCCTCTTGTGTTACATAAAGAGGATTCATAAAGTTAAACCACTCTTGGAAGAGTTTCAAAGTTTTATAATCTTGAGACACAAAGAAAGTCAATGATATATCAGTGTATTGTCTTTGTGTAGCAAATCTCTCTCTAATACCCTGTCTACTTCCAACTTCCTGTACCACAGCCATTGATACGCCAGGCAACATTGCCTCATTACATAGTATCTCATATACTTCTTTCTGTCCATTATCTAATAATCCACAAGATGTCAACCATCTACTTAAGTCATTGGCAACTTTTTCACTTTGATAAACACTGGATGATGCAGCATCTAATGTAACTGGAAACGCATCAATGGGTTCTGCACCAATGTTAGCTAGATCCATCTGAACTTTAAAAAAGTTAGAGAGAGCTGGGGCACCAAGAGCCGATCTAAATGTTTCTATATCTTTTACTAACTTATCGTTGCTAAAATAACTTTTCTGTTGCCTGGCCATCTAAATAAATTTATGACTTACCATACTATGTATATGGCTTATCAGGGAAAATTTAAACCCAGACATGTAAAAAAATACAAAGGTGATCCCACTCAGATTGTCTATAGGTCTCTTTGGGAGAAGAAATTTATGGAATACTGTGATTTGACTGAGAGCGTAGACCAATGGCAATCTGAAGAATTCTGGATACCATACAAAAATCCATTAGATAACAGAGTGCATAGATACTTCCCAGACTTTTTTATCAAATATAAGGATAAATCTGGTAAAAAAAGATCTGTGGTCATAGAAGTAAAACCAAAGAAACAAGTCAAAGAACCAAAGAGAAATCCAAAAAGGAAAACTCAAGCGTGGTACTACGAAGTTAAAACATGGGTAGTAAATCAAGCAAAATGGAAAGCAGCACAGTCATATTGTGCTGACAGGAAATATGAGTTCAAGATTATGACAGAAGACGATTTAGGTATATCACATGATCGCAGACGATATTAAAGAATTAGCTGGTACTCAACGTAAACCAGATGGATGGTATACAAACCAACTGGAATCAGCTTTGGGTGCGGTACAAAAGAGAAACGCCAGTGATATCGACACTCAGGGTGTTAGAATGGGCGATCTAATTTTCTTTGGATATAATCCCTCAAGACCCGAATATCTAGAATTTTGGGACGTTTACCCCCTAGCAGTGGTGATAGGATTTTACGAGGAAGGTGTTCTTGGTTGTAATTTACACTACATAAATCCAGATTACCGTGATGTAATTGCAAATGCCCTACTAAATAGTCGTGGAGAATCTCCTGTTCCCAAAAATAGCGTCCACAAATACCTGTGGTCGGGTATGAGAACTATATTTAAAGTTCCAAGAGAAGAGAACTGGGCTGACATCTCTCTACTTCCTACCGAACAATTTGTAGATAAGAACGGTGTGAGGTTTCCCAAATACAGAGCATTTAATAGTCAAAATCAAAAGAGAAGGAAAAAATGACATTCACACCCATTGCTAATTCAGAATTTGGTGAAGAAATAAATCCTCAAGTTGAGATATCACAACAGGATTCGGAAGGGAATGTCAGAAATTATAAAGTATTCTTCTCAGAAACAGGTGGAACAACAGTTAGGGCTGTTGATGCTAATGGTCAATTACTACAGAACGTAGAACCAATATACAAAGATGGAGTTTGGGATCAATCCAAACTAACAAAGAATACAGCATCTTCTTTATCAAAAGATGATCAACTAAGAATTCATCAAGCAATACAAACATCAACTAAGGAACATATTGAGGCTACTTCTCCTGGCTTAGCAAAACCTAAATGGACTACACAAGAGGGATACGCTAATGGAATACCATCTGATAAAGATGCTGAACAAAAAAGATTAGAAAATAAAATAAAGAATGCCAGAAATAATAAAGAAAGGGTGATGTATAAAAGAAGTTTGAGGAATTATAATAAAAGTAAAGTTAATAAAGGTAAGACAAATCAAGGTATAGCAGCAGGGGGAACAGCGACTGGTCAAGGTCAAAAAGCTGTAGGTGCAATACAAAATGCGTTCAGTGGTGCAGAAGAAGCAGATACACTATTCAAAAAGATAGTGAAGTATCCTATGGATATGTCCAACAGTATGGATCATATGTTCATACAATGTTACTCCTATCGAGCCCCTTATGCAGCTGCATTAGATGGTAAGACTGGAGATGGATTGTTTAGGAAAAAGAGAAAAAGTGGTTTCGCTTTTGGTTCAGAGAGAACAACACCATATAAAAGAAAACTAGGTGCTGGTATCAAACTACCAATGCCAAACAATATGACTGACGGAAACCCAAGAAACTGGGGTGAACAGAGCATGGATGCTGGTCAAATGGGTGCGATACAGTCATCAAGTAAAAACGTACTGACCAGTTTCTTTACTAATGATTTTGGTGGTTATGGAGCAACTGCTAGAAAGTTATCCATGCAAGGAGAAATGTTAACTCAGGAATCTACAAGAGGACTTTCCATAGCTAACAAGATTGCACAGTTAGCAAGTGAAAGTGGATTTGGTGATGTAAGTTCAGAGCAAGTTCTTTCCAGAAGTGTGGGTGTGGTGGTAAACTCAAACACAGAATTACTTTTTGCTGGTGTGTCCTTGAGATCTTTTGAATATCAGTGGTTATTGAGTCCAAGAAATAGATTAGAAGCAGCAAATGTTAGAATGATTATTCGTGCATTTAAACAGTGGTCTGCTCCTAAAAAAGTTAGAAAGATAGACAATGGAGAATTATCTAATGTGGGTAAGGCTGGTGGCCCTTCATTCTTCTTAGGAACTCCTAATATATTCAGACTAAGATTCGTTACCAATGGTAATAGAAATATTCTTGGTGTGAATAAATTTAAAGCATGTGCATTACAGAACGTAGATCTAAACTACACTCCAGAGGGTCAGTGGTTAGCGTATGAGAATGGTATGCCAATATCTGTTATGATGACTCTTAGATTTGCTGAACTTGAACCCATATATGATACAGATTACAGTCCAGACGTAGCTGAAACTAGAGCATATGATGAATCAACCGAGATGGGTAGACTTGGAGATTTGATGCCAATAAGTATCATCAAACAAAACAGCCCATACTCATCAGATGTAGGTTACTAAAATGTCAAAAGGTTATTTTTCTTACTTCCCAGATATAAATTACGTTTCTAGGACTACGGATAGATCTTCTAATGATGAGTTTATCGCTGTCAAGAATATCTTTAGAAGACCAAAGCTTCGTGATGATCTTGAGAATGTTCTCACAGCGTTTGAAGATTATATGATTATCGGTGATGACAGACCAGAACAAGTTGCTGAAAAAGTATATGGCGATCCTAGATTTGATTGGGTTATTTTAACAACAAATAATATTACCAAGATCCAAGATCAATGGCCATTGAACTCTAATGATTTCCAAAAATATATTCATGATAAGTATGGTTCTGAAGAAGCATTAGCGGAGATTCATCACTATGTAACTGAACTATTACTCGATGATAATTCTAGAGTAGTTGTTCCAGAAGGCTTAGTTGTAGATTCTAACTTCGACAGTAGATATCTAGAGAGAAACTTTTCAAGACAAGAGGAAGTCACTTATAGTGGTGAGAGTTTAAATGACTTGAATAGTGTCGATAATGCTGGTACAGTTAGAGATTCTAATGGTAATATAATTTCACATACTAATGTATTTGCCGTCAGTAACTATGAATTTGAAGAAAATGAAAATGACGCTAAGAGAAGAATTAAAGTATTACAACCACAGTTCTTAGAAGTTGCAGTTGCTGATATGAATAAGATCATGAAATATAAAAAGTCTGGCGACTTTATCAGTGCCAGACTTAAAGGAACATATAACCCAAGACTTAGTGGGTCATAGATTTATTCTTCTGCGAGTTTCTGAAAATAACTTAGAGCATCATCCTCATCTTCTGTTGTTGCAGTTGCAGCAGCAGATAAATTAGATATTTCATCTAGTTCATCAGCAGATGGACGATTTAACCCTTCACTTAGATCTTCTAGTTCTTCAGTGTCAACTTTAGGTGTAACTACTTTCTTAGTTCCTAAAACAGCATCCAAACGTCCTTTGAGTTCATCATAAGATTTGAACTGATCAGGAGCAGTAAACTCACTTAAATCATAGATCTTGTCGTAGATCTTTTCTAGTTCAGCATCATCATCTAGAAGTGCCTCAGTCTTTCCAAACTCTGAGCTATCATAGTTCCAGAATCCAGCGACCTGTTTGATCTTTAATTTAAAGTTAGCACCCTTCCAAAAGTCGAATGGGTTGATTGGTTCTTCATCTTCAAACTCAGGTTGCATTGCAGCGGTGATCTTATCAAAGATCTTCTTACCAAACTTGTATAGTTTGACTTGTCCTTCGTTCTCAGGATTTGCAGAATCTTTTACGATATAAACATTGGCGTAGTAAGATAACTTACGTTTCTGTTTACGAGCAATATCTTTATCAGATTCACGACCACTGTTCCAAAGAGTTCTGTTTAATTCCCCTACAGGATCGTTTTTACCAACAGTGGTTAAACTGTTTTCAATATACCAGCCACCTGGCCCTTGAAATGCATGACTCCATACTTGAGTCCATGGCAATTCAGCATTGGCATGTGCAGGGAGGAATCGTATAACAGCGAATCCGTTACCTGCTTTATCTACAGATGGTTTCCATAGACGTTCATCAGTATTACTTCCACCTTTTTCGTTGAGTTTCTCAACTTTTTTCATTAATCTCTCTGTGAGAGACCCTGCTTTAGATTGTTTCTTTAATGCAGCAAATGACATTTAATATTCTCCGTATTTTTGTATTGTTGGATTGTTTGTATTATAACATGTAATGATATATTAGTCAACAGGAGGTAAATCTGTTTCTAGTTTCGCTAACGTTTCCGATAGAGTTTCAAAAAACTGATTTATATTCTGCCCGTCTTTCAATCCTAGAAACTTTGCAGATTCTAAGATATGTTTTTTCATTTCAAGAGCATCAGGATCTTCCTTCTCTAATGACAGACGAAACATAAAGTTCTTCTGTTTTTCAAGAAGTTTTTTCATTTTCGCAATATACAGATGTCCCTCTTCAGTGGTAGGATTTCTCATACCTCTGACAGCGATGCCTGTCATAATGTCTTCTTGTAACTCCTGTATCTCGACCATTGAGGCTCTGACAGCTGGAGCATTGAAAAACTTACTCATTAATAACTCTGATGGTATAACTATTTATCTGTTTTAGATACCCACATAGGTAGGTATATCAGGGTAAAAGCACTACCCCAGAAGGCGAGAAAGACGTATAAATGACTACCTCTGTGAGGTGAAAATGCAAACCCTAAGGCTACAACAATCACCCAAACGTAGTCTACTATACCATGAAAGGTTTGCCAACCATCACCATATTTTTCTATAAGATTATCTCTCTGTTTTGCAGCCCAAGGCGATACATGTCTCATCATCACAAATCCCTCATTGAGAAACATGATGGTGAACCCTATCCAGAATATCATAGCGGTAATTTAGATCTCGAAGTTCTCTTAAGATAATTTAGTTCAGTTGCTTCTGCTTTCAATTTATCTTTTAGTGGCTTAGAAATTAATTTACCTACTGACTCGAACTCTATATTCTTTTCTTCACAATAGCTTACCAGAGCCTCAATATAATTAAGGTCAGTAGTAAGTACAAGTTGCTCGATGTCACTTGTGAATTTATTCTGACAGAGAAATTTCTCTTTTAGTAGTTCGTTAACTTCCTTCTCCATACTCTCCGAGTTTGTGGGTGACAAATTCTTTAATATACTTGGTAAGAAGCTTAATATAGTCACGTTTGTTTCTTTTTTCATAAACTTTTACATCTCCATTTTCACATACCATTAAGGTAACAATCTTCTCAACAGCAATACCTGTCATTTCATAATACATGCAGGCATACGCAGTCTCTTGAACGAAGTAGTTTTGACACCACTTCTCTGGTTTAATCTTCTTAGATGTTTTGAAATCTATAATAGCTAACTCGCCATTATATTCTGCAATACAATCAACTCTTCCAGCAATGCCAAAGTATTCAGAATACAGTGGTTTTTCTAATGCGTGAATATTATTTATATTGTCTAAGGATTTTTTGCCATAAAGGAACAATGCTTTGGTCGTTGGAAGAACGTCTTCAAGAGTATTGATGTCCTTATTCAAAAGATACTGTTCTACAAGATCGTGGAATCTAGTTCCTCTTCCTGTAGCGACTTTTGTAATCTTATTGGCTTCCTCTTCACCAACTCTCTTACGCCAGTTAATAAAAGTCTGACGATTATAGAAACTTGTTATAGAGGTAATAGAAGGAGCTTTCTTTCCACTTGGAAGAGTGTAATATCGAACTCCATCTATAGTATTGGCTTCTAACTCAAAATCACCAAGTTTATTCAAATGGGTAAACATTATAAAGACAAAGCGAGTTTAGTAACCAAGTAGTTTCTTACTAGACCAGAGCGTACAATGTCATCTATACCAAATTCAACTACACCAAAATCATCTTCCATGATCTCAATGATACGTTTAAAATCTAAGATGCCATTCTTCTCATTGGATTTCGTAAGATCCGTTTGAGTAGAATCACCACAAAACATTATTTTACAGTTATCTCCTACTCTTGTTATTATACTATCTAATTCATGAAAATTCAAGTTTTGCATCTCATCTACTAACACAATGCAATTATCAAGTGTTGTTCCCCTGATAAATGATGTGCTCCAGAATGAAATAGTTTCTTGAGCTTTCAGATTACCGTATAACATTTCAAAGTCATTGTCTGAGGGCATCTCAAACATATACTTTACCATATTCTTATATGGAATCTGATAGAGTGATGACTTATCCTCATGATCTCCAGGCAGGAAACCAATCTCTCTTGTAGACACTAATGATCTGACGATATACACCTTATCATATGGCGTCATTTCATCTAGAACATCTTTGAGTGCTAAGTATAAACTGATAAATGTTTTACCTGTACCAGCAGCACCATATGCAAACATGTTCTTTCCTTTTGCATAGTGATCAAACAATACTTTCTGGTTATCTGTGATGGGTTCAACATCAACCAGCATACCATTATTAATAGGTCTTTTACGACGCATCTGTTTGGCAGTCATGCCAACTCCTACAGTTTTGTTAGTATTCCTTCTTTTTTTAGTTGACATTAATACCTCTATTGGCTAAACGACCCTTGACTCCACCAGCTTTTTCAGATTTCTTTAGAATCTCACCCCAGCCTGGATGTTTGTTGGTGAGTTTATCTTTCCACTCTCCAACTTCTCCGACGCCTGGAACTGTGGATGGATCTGAGTAATCCCTTGTCCAATCGGGATTGTCCTCTTTCCATTTGTCCCACTCCATGATACTCATTACAACCTCTTTCTGTTCACCAGTTTTTGTGTTGACTACAGGGTATGTCGCCATTAAGTTTCCTCTCCGTGAAGTTCTTTTTTAATTTGTTTTTGAATTTCAACTACACCATTTCTCCATTCTAATGCTTCAGAAACGATTGGGAACTGTTCTATGAATACAGTTTTACATGCTTGTGCAATGTCCATGTGTTCCTTCTGAGTTCCATGAGCGGATCTCAGTTCAATATAATGAATCCATGATCTACAAGAACCTGTCATATAGATTCTTGTGGGTGTACAGAGTGGTAGAACCATTCTGGCACATTCCTTTGCAACACCTTCTTCCAACATCTGTTGATATAAGGCAGTTGCAGAGCTAAACAAAGTGTTCATTTGCAATTCCAACTTTTGTTTAACAAACTCATCAAGATCGTTTGTAGAATTTTGACGATTCTTTTCATCCTGTCTTCTGAGTTCTGGGATAGGAATCTCTCCCAACTTTGTGCTATCAGCGTATCGCTGAGAGAACTCTTGAAAAGTAAATGATCTATGACGTAGAATCTGTGCTGCAATGGCACGAGTCGTTTCAATTTCAAGAGTCATACTAGATTGTTCAAATACTGACCAGTGATTATGTTTGATACAGTATTTTAATAATCCAGCAAACTTTTCGTTGTCCTGATTACTTGGGTTAGATACTCTGGCGATATACGCCATAGTCTTCTCTGCATCAGGTGTAATACTTACTAATTTTACATCCATTACAATTCTTCTTGATCTGCATAGGTGACACGATGTTCACCACCATTAACGTAAGCAGTAGGATCAGAATAAACTTCTGCTTCTAACTCCTCAATAACAGTTTTCAAATTCTTAATAATAAGTTTTAGGTGATTCTTGTCCATGTCAAATAAAATAATTAAAATTGATTACACATCTACGAAGTGTATCGGTAGGAGTACAACCAGCATGTAAAGTATTTGAATTAAATACTACCATACGATTAGCTATACTGTCAACCTTTGTACCATCTTCAAATCGAGTGTACCCATCATTACTATTTACATAATAGATGGCAGTAATACAATCGTCAACATCTTTGTGCATTTCATATTCAATCCTTTCGGGTGTTTTCATATTTAGATTAGCTTTAATCCTGACGATTGAAACTGGTTCAAGTTCATTGATGATAGGAAATAAGTTATAAAAAAATTTACTTCTGGGTTCAAACTGATGATAGAATATATGACAGAATTGGTAATTACCATCTTCAGGCGCGTTCACACCATTAACAAACTCCCACTGAAAAGAAGAATCCTCCATCAAAGTTTTGCGGAGGATTTCATAGTCATCTGGCTTTAGTAAATCATCTATTACTTTCAGCATCTTCTGCTTCTTTCAGTAGTTTCGACACATATTTCTCTGTGCCATCCATAGTCTTTACAGCGAACAAATTAGATTTCATATATTTCTTAGTCTTCTTATACTTCTTGAGGAGTCTCTTATACTCCTCAGCGTTCATTTCAACTTTACCTTCAGCCATTTAAAATGTCTCCCTCGAAGTTCATCATAGCGAGCAAAGTATCATAAGGGATCCATGCAGGGTCTTCATTATCGAACTGCACTTCTACTTCCTTGATATTTTTTTGTAAGAATCTACTATAAGAAGTTCTTACATTTTTCACAACACTCATAGGATTAATCATTTACGTTTTCTTTGTGATGGTTTACCAGCGGGAGATTTTTTCTCTGACTCTGGGCTCCATAACTTAGGATTTACGATACCCATTGTCTGTTTCCAACCTTTTAGTCCTGTTTTATATTTGTCATAGTAATAATCAAACATCTCTGTTTGTTTCTGACATAGTGTAATATCATAGAAGACTTTATCTTCTCCATTTTCCTTATCAACATACTCAATAAGATATGCTGTATAAGGTAACTTCCTATCTTCTGCTAATTTAGGATCACACTTTTCATGAATTACTTTTACCATTAGGATCTATTCCCCCATGTAATTTCTGGATAAGCTTCCGCCACTAATTCCTTAGTGATGTTATACTTTGTATTCAGTGCCTTGTCTTTTACAAGAACAAGAATCTCAGCCTCTGGTGGTGGCAGTGTCTCAAGAATATTAATAAAGATTGACTCTCTCTTAATCTTGTTAAGTTGATCGTCGCCACCTTTTACAAAACGATAGAACTGTCTTGCAGAATTACGAATAGTACTCCTCTGTGGAAGACCTTTCTCTCTATCTGCTTGAACATCACTCTCTACAGGTTGATATGGAACAGGGCCGTCTGGTAGCATGGAAACTACAGACTCATCAAAATTCCATATCATAGTCATCTTGAATGAATCTTCTCCATGAGTGCGGAGTATATCTAACTTCTTTGCTTTAACTCTCTCAGCATCAACTGCTTCCAATAGCTCATGAACCATAGGGTTAGGTGGCAGTTCCTTTTTCTTTACTGATACTGTTCTTGGTTTAGATGCGGTGGTTTTTCTACGAGTGGTAGATTTCTTCCTAGTTGACGTAGATCTAGTCTTCGTCGTCTTCTTCGCTGTTGTCATTGTTTTCAAACCTCAAGGCTACTATTTCATCGGCAATTAAATTACCGTTTTCATCATACATCTCAGGGTGTGTAGGTATCGCACCTTGATTATGCATATTGACGTAATTATTCTGTTGGGCTAACCAACCAATTATACCACCTAATATCAAGAATGTAAAGCATAGTATACTGAATATGACAAGAAGTACTGTAGTTTCCATGTCGATCTCCTAATTGTTGGTTTTCTTTTTGATGTCCAGAGATAGTCTAAACTCCCTGCCAAATAAGGATAGTTTGATATCAAAGAACTTTTGAGGTGTTTGTTTAGAAGGCTTTCTTTTATCTCCTTTGAGTATAAGTTCTACACCTTTATTTATGTCCATATCCGAAAATGACATTAGTTTAGCCTATGTTCTTTCAAGTATTTTAAGGTTTCATTAGCGTTACCTAAAGTTTTGCCATCAAGAACCACTTGTGGTAGAGAAAGAACGTTCGGAAACTTTTCTTCAAACTCCTCTACTGTAAAATCTTTATTTAATTCTTTATATTCATACTCTTTTCCTAGCAAGTCAAGACACATTTTTACCTTGAAACAAGCAGGACATTCATTTTTTCCGTATACTGTGTACATACTTAATACCTAATTACATCTATTTTATGCCACTCATGGTCAAAAACTAATAGACCTCCAAGTGTTTCTTCGTTGTAGCATACTGTAAAGTATGTAGATAACTTTCTGCCATCTAATCCTCTGTTTGGAGTGTCACCTACAAAAAGAACCCGACCTTCTAGTGGTTTACCACCTAAAACTTCGGGTACTCTTACTATAGAACCTTTACGGATCGCTACGGTTCTCTCTGTATCTAAGAAAACTTTC